TTCTATTTTTTTATTTGTATTATTTTTTTGTATAGTTTTTCCTTCTTCATGACTTAGAATTTTTGTTCCAGCAGGTAAAATTGCTGTTTCATCTCTTCCACCTTCATTAATCCCTGTTACTCCACCTTTAAAGTATGCAGTACCTAAAGCATGTCTAGGATTTTTTACAGTAGTGGGTGTTACTCTTGTCTTATTTGCTCCTCCTATTGTTTCAGTAGTTTTTTTAGTATTTTCTGTAATATTTATTTCTTTATCTTTTGCCTCTGTTTTATTCCAAAATTTGAGTTTATCAATAGCTCCACTAATTTTTTCTTTTACTTTTTGAAAAGCTTCTTTTACTTTATTTATAGTTTCAATAATTTTTTCAAAAGCAGCCTTTACTGTATCTATTGCTGGTTGTAGCCAATTTAATAATTTATCCCAAAGTTCTGATACTTTCTTTTTTATTAAATCCCAGTTTTTATATAACATCCAGCCTACACCAATTAATGCTGCAATAGCTGTTATAATAAGTCCAATAGGGTTTGCATTCATTGCAACATTTAAAGCCCATTGTGCTACTGTTAGCCCATTAGTTGCTGCTGCTTGTGCAGCATCCCAAGCCATTTTTACTTTTGTTATTGCAACCATAGCTGTTGTATAAACCCATGCTCCAAACATCACTAATTTATATGCTGCTATTGCACCAACAAGAGTATAAACGACAGGACTTATTCTATCCCAATTATTTATTATGTCTTGCGCTATATCTATTGCAACAGCTCCAGCATCTGATAATATCTGCCAAGTTTCTTCAAGTGCTGGTTTAACTTTTTCAAATATTTTTCCAAACATATCCTTAATTTGTGTTATATAAGGTTCTGCTTTTGTAACTAATTCTTGAATTTTATCAGCAATTCCTAAAATAAAATTTTGAATAGCTGGTATCTTAGTTTCAAACCATTCAGCAAACTTGCCAAGATATGGTAGCAGTTTCTTCCCAACTTCTTCTTTCATATCTCCCCAAGCATTTTTAGCTGCTACAATTTTACCTTCATCTGTTTCACGAAGAGCCTTATTTGTTCCACCAATAGATTCGTTTAATTTTTTACTGATAAACTCCATTTTTTGCTCTTGTTTCATAGTTTTAAATAGTTTTTCTTCAGCTGCTGTTAATGATACTCCATATTTTAAAAGACCTTTTGTTTTACCATTCATAGCTTTACCAATAACATCAGCCATAGCAACAGCATCTTCTTGAGTCCCATTTAAACCTTTTTCTTTTGCTATCATATCATTTAAGTTAGGCATTAATTTTTTAATTTGGTCACTTCTTAAACCATAAACGGCTAATTGATTTGCTCCTGCTAATGCAACCTCATCTCCAACTACACCTACATTTTGTAATGCACTAGCTTCATCTTTTATTGCTTGTATTTGCTCTTTACTTGCATTGCTTGTCCTTTTCATAGTAGTTTCAAGTAATTTTTCAATTCTTACCTGGTCTTTAGCTGCATCAATAGACTGTTTAGCAAATAAAACTGCACCAGCAGTCAATGCACCAAACCCAATAGCTCCCCACTTAGCAACTGTTTTCATTCCAGATTTTACCTTATTTCCAAAAGCTTTTATTTGGTTTCCAGCTTTTTCAAGTTGTCTATCCATATTCTTAACACTCTTGGTTGCTTTCTGTAATGGTGTTGTAAACTGGTCTTTTAAACTTAGTAATACACCAATAGTTTTTGCCATTTAAACCTCCTTTCTTAAAAGATAAAAAGGTACTTAGCTTTTTATACTAAGTACCTGATTTATTCATTCTTTCAATTTCAAGATCCATTGTTGCTATCATAAATAATTTTTCTTCATATGATAAATTTAACAGGTATTTTATAGAAAAGCCTTTTAAAATATAAAAAGAGAGGAATGCCAAATCGGCATCCTCTAATATTAGTTTTTTATATCTTCAATCTCTTCTTCTAAGACTTTACTAGCTTTATCATCTTCTACACCTAATCCATAAAGATTTAAGATGAAGTTTGATAACTTGTTTACTTCTCCTAGATTTTCATCAAATACAGGTATTATAATTTCATAAGGTTCTGCAACTTGATATGCTTCTTGTAATTCCTTTTTTTGTAAAATTGGACAGTGTTTATAGATTAATTTACAGTTAGCTTTATAAGCTTCTTCTGTTGTTTTGTTATCTGTACTATCCATAATTTTTATTACATCTCTTGCTCTATGTTTTACAACTTCTATTGTTCCACCTAATACTTCTGAATTGAATAATACCACTTTCATTTTATCATTTTCTGATTGTTGTTTTTTTGCTATTAATATTTCCAAAGTTATATTTTTAGCCATTTTTATATCCTCCTTAAATCATATCTATATATCTAAAATGTGAAAAACTAAAAGGAACTTCTTCCTCTCTCAATGCTTTATTTTCAAATTTTAATGCCATTAATTCACTAATTGTAACACCTGTTAATTCAACTCTTTCTGCTCCATAAGCTGTTGGGTCATCTAGTTTTGCAACTATTTTAAAATCTGGCATATTACCATTTCTTATACCATCAGCCAGTAACTTTCCAATAGTAGAGTCTATCTTATGTAATGTCATAGTTCCCTCACCAGTAAAGCCCATATATCTTTTTGACTTTCCTAGTTCTCCCATAATATCCACATCTTCATATTCTAATGTAACCTTAGCCTCAAAAGATTTTACAGAACCTAATTCTTCTCCATCTAGCCATACAGCACCAAATGAACCTCTTAAAATTTTATTTTTATCCATTTTATTAGCCATCTAACTGTCCTCCTTTTAGAACATATTAATTGTAAACTTAAAGTCCTCAACAGCATTTAATATCTTAATTTTAGCTTTCATAAATACTTTTTTCTTAAATGCAGTCTTTTTAACTTTTTCATCATCCCATTCTTCCACTTCTTTTTTACCTACTCCAAGCCAAGCTAATCTTTGTGCTTCAACATCAACTTCTGAATAGTTGTCATATTCTTTATCCAAAATATCCTCTTTCTCTAATTCTTTGAAATAAGCATTAATTGCAGTAAAGAATAAAACTTGATTATCATATTTGTTTTTATACTTACCTATCCATTTCTTGAATGTTGAGTAAATATCATCTCTCATTAAGTCCATAGATTCAATTATGATAATGTCTTTCATATCTTCAGTTTCATCTTGTGTAATTTCTTCTAAAGATGTACATGCTCTTGCAACTCTTATATCTCCTTCATCTTTATACAAACAGAAACCACCTTTATCAATAACATCATCTATTTCATCAAATATAGAGACTTCCTTTAAATTCCCACATAGAAAGCTAGTAGCTGATCTAGTCATTGGTAACCCAGCTAACATTCCTAGAATTGTTGGTACATATTGCCAACCTTCAACTTCTCCTCTATTATCTACAAATGTAACCTTGTCATTCATTAAATTTACTATACCTTTGTTATCTGGCTTAGTAGCCTTAAATACAACAGCTTTATAAGTTTTGCCTGCTTTTCTTACTGACTTTATCCAAGAAACAAGAGTTGCAGTATCTCCATCTTTCCCATCATAAGCTAACCCTAGCCAGTTAATTCTTTCTTGTGCAACTTTTTTTAATGTGTCAGATAATGTTCCATCTTTAACATTGAATACAATCACTTTATTTGGAGTGTATTCAAAGCTATCTTTAATCAATGGTAATACTTCAGCAGAATAATCATCACTTTTTATATCAGTAATATCTTTGTATACCTTTCTATCCCATTGTTTAGTAGACTCTTTTACTATTAATCCAACTATACCTAATTGACTTCTTTTAACAGCTGTAACTGCTAATTGTTTAAAAATTATCTCAATACTAGGTAATCCCATATATTAACCTCCTATTTCTTATCAAAACGATACTCTAATTCTTCCATCATTTCGCCATCTATATCATTTTCTATCTCTTCCATACTTAAACTATCAAAACTTGCTATTAATACTCCATCTTCAGTTTCTTCAAACTCTATTTCATCAACAGGAATAACAAAAGTTTCATTTACCCATAATGTACCTAAGAAAGCACTTTCAATTTCATCAGATATTTTTAATCTTTCTTCTCTTCCTTTACCAGGTAAAGTAGTAAAAAAATAAATTCTGATTGTAAAGTTTCTTTCCTTAAAAGTTGTCATAAAAGCACTTGTTTTAAGACCATCTAACTCAGTTCTAAAACTAGGTCTATTGAACTTTTCTGCTAAATCTTTACTATCAATTTCTATTTTAGGAAATGTTTCTTTTAATTTTGTATTAACTGCTTTTAGTATCTGACTTAGTTTAATCATTAGAAACCTCCATTTTTAATAACTTCATCAATAAAGTCATCTGCAGCTTTTAAAAATTCATCTTGAAACTCTCTCTGTGAATCTTCTAAAATATGCTCTCCTTTTTTAAAACCATGTTCTTTACCAGTTTTATCTTTTATGATATGCCCATTCTCTATTAAATGAGCATGAGGCATTGAGTTATAAACTCTAACTGTGTCTTCTTCACCTTTATATTTATAAACTTTGCCTCTTTTAAAACCTTTCAAATAGTTACCAGTTTTAACTTTTACTTTAGATTTTGCTTTCTTTTTAGCCTTAGCTTTTAGTTTATTACCTTGTTTTTGTAAGAATTTTTTAGCTTCCTTTGGGTATTTTCTAGCAAGTCTTAATACTTCTTTTTCAAGATCTTCTAAATCATTTGTTGAAAAAACTCCCATTTTACTCCTCTTTTCTTACACAAAAAACTTCTATGAACTGATTATCTTTAAAATCTCTGTTGAAATAAATAACTTCATACTTCAATCCCTCATAAATAAAAAACCAGTCCTTTTTTATTCCAGGAACTGATTTTACTCTAAATATGAATTTGAGTTGATGTTGATTTTCTTCTGTTCCAGCTTCTCCATTTTTTACACTAGAATTTAAAGGAACTATTTCACAGTATGCTTTTTTAAATAACTCTGGCTTTTTATCATTTTCTCCAAGTTCATTAGTTATGTCTATCATGTGATATACATCAATAAGATGCCTTAATCTCTTAGTTATATCATTCAAAGTTATCACCCACTTGCAACTGAGTTAATAGACTTCTGGCTGTATAACTAAGGTCTTTACTTTCCTTTTGCTCTCTGTTATCATACCAATCTTGCACAAGTACACAAGCTAGAATTTTAGACCTTTTAATAATCTTTTCTTTTGTTGCTTTTTTATCAAAGTCATTTATTGCATCTCTAAGATAATCTATTGCTGCAATCATTAAAGATTGCAACAATGTATCATCCTCATTGTAATCAATTCTTAGATAATTTTTAGCTTCTTCCAAAGTTAAAATATCTGCCATATCAACCACCTATTATTTTGTTTCTAATTCAAGATAAACCATAGCATCACTATCTACTTTTTTAACATCAAATCTTTCTATTGCTCTAATATAAGTTGCATTTTTAGTAAATCCTGCTTCAGTAGATAGTGCTAATTCTAACCCTTCTCTATCAAAGAAAGTTATAAATTCAGTCATATCTCCAACAAATACAGGTGCTTTTTTTACATTCATTGGTAATAAAGCATCAGACAATACAACAATATTTCTACCTTTAAATATTTTTTGAGTTGTATTTTGTAAATTTGTATCTAGTAAAGGTCTACCTTGTTTATCTGTTAAGTTATCTAAAAAATTAAACCCTGTTTGGTTAGTTATAATTATTGCATTAGCTGATATTGCTGGGTCTAAATCAACATTTAATGCTGTATTAATAACAGTGTAATCTGCAGCTGCTTTCGGACTTAATGCTTTCAATATTGCTATTATCTTTTTGTTTTCAGTATTGATTGCCTTTTTAGTAAATCTTTTTCCAACATAATTAGTTAAATTAGCTTTTTCATCAGCTAATAAAGTATTTGATATTGGGATAATATCTCCATAATCAGCAACATTATATGCAACTTGTGCAAAATCAACATCTGATTTATTGATTTCATTCAATTCTTCAAATGCTATTAATTCCCCTGTGCTTCCAGTTTCAATAGGCATACTTCCCTTTAATGATGTAACAGGTAACACATTACAATAATCTTTTAATGCTATTTTGCTTCTTCTTAACTCTTTAATTTGATTAAATTGTTCAGTTGGTACTAAATAACCACCTTTCCCATCTGTTGCTTCTACTTGTCCTGGTGTTCCAGCTGCATTTAAAAATTGTTTTTCTTCTTCTGTTATAGATTTTCCTAATAGAACTCTATTATAAATTCTATTAACATCCATTTCTTCATTTGTTCCTAATGGTACTTTATTACCTTTATTCATAACTGTTAAAGCCTCCTCTGTTTCTGCTTCTTTTATTTTATTTTCTAATTCTTTTAATTCATTTAATTTAGCATGTGCCTCTTCAATCTTTCCACTGTCCTTTAATGATTTAATTTCATTTCTAAGTGTTTCTAATTCCTTTTTTAATTCTACTGATTTTTTCATAATTAAATACCTCCTATTAATAATGCAATCTCAATTTCTTTGTTCAATCTATCAAGTCTTGCTTGTTCTTTTTTATTTTTTTCTTCAACACTTTTTTTATTTAATAAACTTTCTGGAATATGTTTAAATTTATTTCTTGTTTCTATACAATTTAAAAATTCTACTTTTTCAGAAGTTTTTATATTAAATACTCCTGGAGCATCTTCCCCAGTAAACCATTTTTCTTCTTTCATAAAATCATATATTTGTTCTCTTGTTACACCTTCAATAGCTTTTTCCATATAAGCATTAACAAGTCCTTCATCAAGTTTATTTAGAACTTCAATATACTTTTCTAATTCTCCTGCATTTCCTGAAACTCTTCCCCAAGCTCTATGTATCATTAAATACGCATTACTTGGTAAAATAATTTCATCACATCCAAAAGCAATTATAGATGCAGCACTTGCAGCTATTCCATCAATATAAGCTATTGTTTTGCTTTTATGGTTCTTTATCATATTAGAAATTGCTATACCTGCATAAATATTCCCTCCAAAACTGTTTATATGAACATGAACCTCTTTATTTTCGGCTTCTTTTAAAGCATCTTTTATATCCAGTGGGTATATGTTAGTATCTTTTATTCCCCATACTTCTTCCAAAAAACCATCATTTTCTGAATCACTCTCTATATCTCCATTGATATAAATTTCAGTAACTTCTGCTTGATTTTTTATTTCTAACCACTTATTTTTACTCACTCTTAGCACCTCCTTTTTCATAAGCTATTCCTAATTTTTCCAATGGCACATAACTTCCATTCATTACAATTACATCACCTCCATCTATTGCAGTAAGTCCTGCCTTTTTTCTAGCTTCATTTATTGTGTACATTCCACTTTGAACATACTTGGTTAAACATTCAGCTTGTGTTTTTAGATCTCCTTTTAAAATACTTGCTACATTAAATTCAAAATGCAAACCTTTCAATCTTTCGCTTTCTGTAAGAAGTTTTATATTAAACTCCTCTTCATAAAGTGTCAGAATGTATAAAAGAGTATCAATATAAAAAGTCAAGTTTTGCATTTCTGAGTTTGCATAGCTTGACTTATCATAATCATTCAAATGATTTGGCTTTACTCCAAAAGCAGCTGCTATTTGTAAAGCTGTGTATTTTTTTAATTCAAAAAACTGGCTATCAGTTAGTTTTAAATCTAATGGAACTATATCCATTCCAGGTGGCAATGGTAATATTCCTGTTGGATTACTTTCACTGCTAATAAATTCTTCTATCTTTTCTAACATTTTCTTTTGTAATTCTTTGTTTAAATCACCAGTATACCTCAAAATTGCCTTTGAAGTTAAACCTCTATCATATAAATTATTTAAGTATTTTTGGCTTGCTTTTACTCCATTTAATGTTGTAGCCAATGTTTCTCTTACTGACATACCTACAATACCATCTTTACTTAAACCACCTTTTAAATGCAATACCTCATCTTTTTGAAATAGATATATTTTCCCATCTTTGTTATATTCATAATATAAATCTTCTTTACCACTGAATATTTTGGCATTATCTATCCATATTCTAACCTTTTGAGGATGCAAAGGATAAATACCTACTAAATGTCCTCTATTATCATAACTTAGATAAGCATAAGCATTGCCATGATGGTTTCTCCACATTTCCATTAATGTCATCATAGGTGTTGGAGTCATAAATGGATTTGGTGAAAATTTCAATTTTTGTAATGCTTCATGATTTAATATTTTGTTATTATCATTATCTTTTAAGTGTAAAGATAGCTTCCCAACACTTTCAGATAATACTTTTAAGCAAGTAAAATATGTTACTTCTGATAAATCTGAACTTACATTTATTCCAAAAAATTCACCAAAATTCATAGAATTAATTGCTGTTTTCTGCTTTTTTTCCTCTCCTTTATTAAAAAATTTTCTAAATATATTCACTCTCTCACCTCCTTTTATTGATTAAATCAAGCCATTCTTCAACAGCTTCATCATTGTTTACTGTTTCTTTTTTATTTATTAGCATAATCTTCCATGCATCTATTATTGCATCAACAGGATCTATTCTATTTTTTTGAGATTGTTTATCAATTTTTATCTCTCCAAAACTATTTGAAACAGTTGTAGCATTAGCAATGGACCATTTTAACAAACTATTTCTCTTATCATATAAAACTTGAACTGCTTTAACTGATAGAGCAAAATCCACTGTTGCATCATTTAAACTTTTAGCAGATTGTTTAACTTCTGTTAAATCACAGTCTAAAAAATCTAAATCACTTAAAAAACTTCCAGCATTGTGAGCATCATAACCACACTCTAAAATTTTAATATTATATTTTTCAATAATCTCTTTTAAGTGAGTAACAATAAACTTATAATCAGTCTTTATTCCAAATGATCCAGTAGTCAATGTTAAAAGTCCCTCTCTTACCCATATTCTATATGGAACATCATCAGTTTTTTCATGTTCTGCAAGTCTTAACTCAGGCATAAATGAATGGCTATAAATATATATCTGATTATTTTCTAATGGAAATACTAAGGCTATACTTGTTAAATCTCCACCCTTAGATAAGTCAAAACCTAAATAAGCCTCTTTCCCTTTCATATCTTCAAGTGTCAAATTACTTTCACATTCTTTGAATTTACTTAAATCAATATATTGTCCATCTTTTGCAGTTACCCACATATTTAATTGCTTTGTTAAGAAGTTAGTTAATTCATCTCCACCTTTCTCTTTTGCATCTATTGCTTTTTGACTATATAAAGCTATTTTCTTTTTATTTGGTGTAATACCATCTTCTTCAAATAAAAAATAAGGATTAGATTTGAGCCAATTTTTCCAGTCCCATATATCATCATCCTTATCCATTTCACATATAAAAATAAAAAGAGTTTCTTTTTCAACAACTCCCTCTAATATCTTTTCACAAAATTTATAGTGTTCATAACAGAATCCATTTAAGTTAAATCCTGCTGTTGTAATAGCCAATGTTAAAGCATTCTCAACATCAGCTTGACCATCTAGCAACAGTTTATACATCTGATTATTTGGGTGTGCATGTAACTCATCACATATAGCTAGGATATTACCAAAACCATCCATTGATTTTGTATCTCTACCTATTGACCTTATAACAGTTCCAGTTGCTAAACTTTTTATAGTTCTATCATGTTCTTTTATTTTATAAAGTTCACTTAAATCATTGTCAGACTCTATAAAGTTTCTTATTTCATCCCATACTATGTTAGCTTGGTCTTGCTTTGTTGCAGCACAGAATATCCTATCTTTATTTCCTAACAATGTACTAAACATTGTGGATTCTGCTCCTGATAAGAAACTTTTTCCATTTCTTCTGCCTACTTGCAAATAAGCCTCTCTAAATCTTCTTTCTTTTGTTCTTTTTTTCTTCCATCCATGTAATGAACCTATTATAAATTCTTGAAAGCCTCTTGTTTTTAAATTAGTTCCATCTTTTAATGTTAAGGTATTTGCAAAATTTATAGCAAATTCTGCCTCTTCAACATCAAATTTATACTCTAATTTCTTATTTTTTAAATCATCTAAATGTCTTTTACATGCTAAATACTCCTTTCTCCCTGCTATTTTTTTACCACTTATAACTAATTTTGCATAGGCTGTTGTCCTATCTTTTATCATATTAGCCTTGCTTTCTTGTTTTTAACAAAGTTATAAATTTATTTTCAGCAGGTTCTTCTCTAATTGGTACAACTAATTTTAATCTATCTGTAGTTGAAAGTCCTAATTTTGTTGAGCATTGCATTATTTGTTTTACATATTTTTCCTGGACATTTATTAGAGGATTTATAATTTCAATTTCTCCATTGGCAGTTTCTTTATAACAAACAGGACCTTCTTTTTGTAACTTCTTACTAACATTTACATAATTATCGTAAGAGTTACAGTAGATGGCTAATATTCCTAAATCTAAATTATCTAAAATATTTACTTTTCCTGCTTCAAAAACAATTCTTTCAAATTCTTCTTTTGCACCTTTAGATAACCAACCAGGAGCAATTAAATTATCTCTATCTATTTTCAATTTTTTCTCTTGTTCTTGTCTAGCTTTTATTTTTTCTTTTCCTATTTTTCCTGAACTTATATCAATAATTTTTCTACTTCTTCCTGCCATATTTTTTCACCTCCAAGACTGAAAATTTCATTTCTGGCATTTTCTCCAGAAAAAAGAGGGGTAGCGGTTTTAAAATATGA